ACTCAGATAAAGCACTATACTGAGGAGCTGAACAAGCTGTTGAGTATCGCAAACGGCAAGGAGATAAAGATTGGCGTTAGTGACAGCCTTACGCAGCTTGTGGCGGAGTTGCAGAAGGGCATGTTGAATATCACAAAGGCACAGAACGAGTCTGTTGAGGCCGGGAAGAAAGCAGAAGCTCAGACTAAGGCTCAAGCTGAGGCTATTAAAGCAGCAGCCGATGCTCAGGCAAGGCTCAATCAACTTACCAAGGCCCATGATGAAGCCATGAGTAAGCTGAGCAATTTGAGGAATGCTTACTATGATTCCGTCCAAGAGAGCCATTTTGTCTCAGAATTTATGCAGATTCCTGAAAAGATAGGGAGCTCCTTGAAATCGGCCGCCGAAAAGAGCAAGGAATATCTGAAATCAATCGGTAAAGGATGGATGCCGTATCAATCTACAGGAGAACGTGGCATTAAAGGAGCATTCTATGATTTGGAAAAAGACAAAAAAGCCATAGACGCTGTAAGAAATATGTTCAAATGGGATTCCTTTGAACATTGGAGAGGTAAGTCTATCGACGATTTAAAGGATTACATAGAAACGTTAAAGGGCTTACGTCAGAAGTTGACCAATCAAGGCGACTATGGTATGCCTGAGTGGAAAGGCTACAACTTGGAGATAAACGCCTTGGAGTCTCTTATTAAGCTCTTCCAAAAATGCAAAGAAGAGCAGGATAAGTTCCTTGAATCTAATAAAGGCAGCAAATATATAGACGCTCTTCCAAGAACTGAAAATGCTGAGTATAAGTATATTACCGAAAGTTATAAAAAAGAGAAAGAACTACGAGAGCAGATCGCAAAGGCTGAGCGTGACGAGAAGGAATCTCAATCCGCTTTAGATTCAGAGAAGGCTAAGCAAGCATTGCTGTCCAGTCAAGCAGCTAAAGCTCAAGAGAAGGAGACGCAGGCTATCAAAGAAAACACTGCCGCCAAGGAGAAGAATGCACAGACCACCTCTCAGCCCAAGCAGATGGAGTTCGACTTCACGAAGCAGACCACCAAGCTCACTGAGTTTGCAGAGAATGTTGAGCGTTGTATCGGGCGTATCAGGACATCCATATCAGACCTTACCGCCAACATGGGCAAGGGTATTGACAATACCGCGTTCGTACAATCGCTGACCGCATTCACGCAAGCCATGCAGCCTTTTGCCGACTTGGTGGAGAAACTGTCCGCTTCAAGCGGTAAGTACCAAGAGGTGATGCAACAGTTGGCCGCAAGTTCCAAGGATTTATTGGCATCCGTACAGCAGGTAAAGAACGTTGAGAACAGCGTCAATTCCAAGACCACCGGCGATGCGCAGAAAGACGCAGCCGAGGGTATGAGGCAGTATATCAACAACGTCAACAAGCTCGAACACGCCCTTATGAGGCTTGACAATGCCATAGCCCAAGCAGAGAGCGACAAGGCGAGGATTGCCAAAAATAGCGGAGATACTAAAGATATACAGACGTATATAGATAACCTTAACAGGCTTAGGGACGCTATCTTAAAGGTTCAACAAAATCCTGATATTCTTGGACAAAAGGGGACTATGTTCAGGGGAACGTCCGAAGAGTTGAATGGTCTTATAGAGAAATTCAAGACTGCCGCCGCTTCCGGCGCAAGTGTGAAAGACCTACTTGGTCTTGCTCGTGAGATAGGCAACAAGTCCCCTCTTGGAGTGGATTTCATCCGTGGTCTTGGTGGCAATCAGAACTTCACACAGTTTGCTAACAAGTTGGAAGCAGCCGTCCCTAAACTGAACGTAGCCAATGAGAAGATGGCCGAGTCTATGGCTCGTCTCGATTCTGTCATAGGGAGAAGCAGTGGAAAAGGCAGGGTGCAGGAGTTGGAGCAGTTGAAGCAAAAGCTACAAGGATTCAAGGACTCTCTTTCTGGCCTTAGTGCAATAGATGCCGCAGCGAAGCTTGACAACGGTTTTACGAAGCTGATTCAAGACATTCAGAAAGCAACAAACGCTCAGGAAAACCTGTTGAGCAGCATGGATAAGCTGAAATTCTATCAGAATAATGTCGCAGGAATGCTTGTCGGAAAGGATTTCAATGACCGATTCCGCAACATGATGGAGCGGTACAGCACACTCACGGATGAGCAAGCAAATCGCTTCTTGGCAAGCAGTGGCATGCAGGGAGCAGGTGGCTTGTTTGAGAGTTTGGATGCGTTTAATAAAAAAATAGAAGAAGCTCTCAAAAACCCCGAAATCCTCAGCCAGAAGGGAAAGGTGGCTGAACTCACGATGGAGTTCAACAAGCTTTCCTATGCCTATCATTCTTGTTGGAGCCAAGCTGAGAAGTTGGCATCGGCACAGGACAGAGCCAACAAGAAGAGCGGCGGTTTGACTGAGGATCAGATAAAGCTGAAAGAGGCAAATGACCTTTACTCTGCCATTGTCAAAAAGCTTACCGAGTATAACAAGCTGATAGGGAAAGCAGGTAAGCTCAACATAGATACGACAGAGCTTGAAAAAGCCATAGCTGAGCTTGAGAAGTTCCGTGCTGTAGCGAAATCCATAGCTGACGGAAAAGGTGTTGGTGCTAATGGTGAAACGGCAAGGCAGCTTAGGTTTAGCCAAGGATATGTAGACGCATCAAGTAAGGCGGAAGTATCAGCGTCCACTCTGAGGGCGGAAGTGTCGGCAGCAAGGGAAGCCGCATCAGCAACAGAGAGACTTTCCGCCGAGCAGCAACGCTTGGCAGACGCTTTCCGCAGTGCATCAAGAGAGGCAAGGGGGCAGTCGCAGGTTCTCTCTGACTTAAAGTCGCTTTCCTATCAGTATTTCTCTGTCTATGGCATACAGAGCTTCCTTTCTGAGCTCACCAATGTTACGGGTGAGTTGGAGTTGCAGAAGAAGTCATTGGAAGTCATTCTTGGAAGCGGCACGGCAGCAACAGAGATGTACATGCAACTACGAGACCTCTCCCAACAGTCTCCGTACACCTTTGAGGACTTGCTGAAATCGCATAGACAACTGGCCGCTTTCGGTATCGAGGCTAAGGACATCTATGGCACCATGAAATCGCTTACTGATATTGGTGCAGGTCTTGATGTGGATGTAAGCCGACTTATCCTCGCATACGGACACACGAAGTCGTATGGCTATCTGTCAGGTATTCAGAACAGACAGTTTGAGACCGCTGGTATCGACCTCGTTGGCGGACTTGCTGACTTGTATAACAAGCGTGCTGACGAAGCTAAGCGCAATGGGCAGCAGGCTAACTACGTATCAAGGAAAGATATTTTCGGGTTGATGCGTAAGCGTGAAATTCCATTTGAAGATGTTCAAGACGTCATTATGGATTTGGATAAGCCCGGTGGTAAGTTCTACAACATGCAGGAGCGTCAGTATAACACTCTTGGTGGCAAGCTCCGAAACTTGAAGAACAACTACCGCATCATGCTTTCCGAGATGGGTGGTTCTGGTAGAGGTATACTCGTGGGCTTCGTAAACACACTCAACGAGCTCACAGAACATTGGGACAAGTATGCTAAGATGCTTACATCTGTAGCAGCTGCATACGGCGTTCTTAAGGGGGCGCAGATGCTTGTTGGAAAGAGTGTGCTTGCGCAGAATGCCGCTATTATGGAGGCCAACAAAATGTTGGCTCAGACGGAGCGAGGAAGAAGCTTCCTTAACAATGTTATCTCAGGCAGAGGGCGTGACTATCTTAGAACGGTGTTCGGCAACCCTGCCGACAGCGCAAAGAGATGGGGACAGAATGCGGGTAATAGTCTCGGAATTACTAATGCGCGTATATCTGATAGGATTGCCCACAAGAATCAGCTCTTGCAGGTTGAGGAGATTAAGAACAACAAACAGCTATCCGAGATAACCAAGCAGCGTATTGCCTTGACCGGAAGACTGACACAGGCTCAGAGAACGCTTCTTCTTATGTCAACCGGTTTGAGCAGACAGCAGGCCGCTCAACTGGCGGGATTGGGCGCATTCCGTCGTGGTCTTATTTCTCTTAGGCTTGGCCTTATACAGACGGCGGCTGCGGCAAGGGCTTTTCTTGTTGCGTTGGCTCCGCAAGCTGCTATCATGGCAGTAGTGGCTGGTATATCAGCGATTATCGGTCATGTTACAGAACTGTCAAGAAAGGCTAAAGACATTTCAGAAAACCTTAAGAACGATGCCGCCACGAATGCCAAAAGTGCCAATGAAATAATACAGAATTATGCGGACAGAGGACTGATAAAGCTCAATTCCCAGACGATATATGATGCAATGGGTAACGAGATGACCAAGAACAACATATCTCTTATAAAGGATAAGAACGGCCGCTTCGCTGATGGTATAAACCTATCGTCTGACATCGAGGAGATGAAGAAGAAGCTGCAAGTGTTGAGTCCGTTGTATGAAGGAGATCTCCTTGACATCAATAAGATGCAGACTCAGGAAGAACAGTTCGAGGCTCTTATTAACAAGATTGATGCTATAAGACACGCAAACGAGGTCAACGAAAGCATTTCAAATGATCTTGCAAATTCAGACAAGCGGATTGGTGGAATCTTCAGTGATTCGTTCACTACTGATATGCAGGACTATTCTGATGCTGTCAAGGATATGCGTGACAGATTGCAATCGTATTATGAAGGTACGGGGTACTATCACGTGTCAGACAAGGATGTAAATGCTGTGAATATGGCTACCGGCGGTATGCTCACAGCTATCAAGAACCAAGATGGACTGTCTGACTACAAAGAGGCATTGCAAGTCTTCTTTAACCGTATGGCGAATATGACCGATACTGAACGGCAGAAGTATTACGACAAGCTGTCTAAGGTTAAAACAGGTCAAGGGTATAGCATGGCGCAGGTGTACGAGGGGGCGACTTCTAACGGTCTGTTTGGAAGAAGCCTGTCAAACCAGTATGCTCAGTTAAAGACTGATGCTATTACTTGGTCAAGGACTCTTGGAAACGATATTGTATCCAACTTCGCCAAAGACCCGGAGGGGGCTGTAGCTTCTATGGTGAGCGCAGTGAACAGCTTCCTCGCAAGCAGTGGTGTCACAGATCCGTCTATCAAGCAGGACATCATTGATGCTGTAATAAGTAACCTGAAACAGAATGGCAGGTTCAATGTTAGTGGTGTGTATGGAGGTAACGGAGACAAGAATACACAATACAATATTGGAGACCTATACGGAACTGCTATAGCCAAGGAAATGTTCGCTCAAAATCTCAACGGCCTTACAGCAGATACCGCACCTGCTGATGCTGAGAAAATATTCAAGGACGCTTATGACAGAGTTGAGAAGTTCATAAAGAGCAGAGGAATCGTACTTAAAGGTCTCGGAAAGCAGTCTATGAGGGAGTGGCTGAGAGGTCTGTACGAGGGACAGCTTAACTCTTTGAGGGCTAACGAGGCATGGCAAATTAGAGCGACAAAAACGCTGACGGCGAATGCTGAGTTAAAGATGAAGATAAAGACGTCTGTTGACATCTATGAGTTTGCGGACGAGGTGCAGAAGAAGCTTAAGGAAAGCCGTGATCAGGTAGAGAAGATGATACCTCACATGAAAGCTTTACAAGTCAAGATGGGTATCAACTTTAACCTTTCGAGTACCATGTCTTTGGATTCTCTAAAGAATCAGATAAGCCGTATCAAGGTAAAGATGGCCATAATGAATCCAAAAGACCCTGAATACAAAGCTCTTAGCGAGCTACTTGGCCAATATAATGATTTGTATACGGCTCTCAAAGGTATTGGTCAGATGACGACTTGGGAAAAGAGTGAGGGCTTCAAGGACGATGACGAAGAAAAGCGACGCAAGAAAGCTGAGGCTGCTGAGCGTAAGCAAGAAGCTGCAAAACGTAAGGCTGAGGAAGCTAAGCGTAAGGCAGAGGCCGCAGCAGAAAAAGCCGACAGAAACGACATCAAGCAATTCAACGACCGCATCAACGCCCTTGGGAAAGCCCGTCAGATGTATGAGGAATGGTATAACAGATACAAGGATAAGGATTATGCCATCGCACAAGTGCGTGAGCGTATGGAAAGTGCGCTCAACAAAGGGGAGTACGTCAAGGGCAGCATCAATGCAGAGGACTTCAAGAAGTTGGATTCACTGCCCGCTTTGAGGGACATCCTTGTAAAGGAGCAGGACATCATAGGGAAATGGAAGCCTCGGACGCAGAACGGCAAGGAGCAGAAGAACTCCTTGCTTGCCAATGTGGAGAGTCAAAAAAATCAGATAGACACCAAGGAGGCCGACAAGCAGCTTAAAGAGTTTGCAGACGGCATCAAGAGGCTTACTGAGATAGTGTCAAACGCTTACGACACATTCAAGAGCGTTAGGGACAAGACAGGGGATACAGACTTTGCATTGCAGATTTCAAGGTTCAGATACAAGGTTGACGAGCAAGCCAAGGGATTTGACTGGACGGAGAACGTAAACAACCTGTTCAGCATCGTCAAAGATAAGTTTTCGGAGCTCACATCGCAAATATTCTCTCCGCAGGATATGGGAGAATTGTATAATCTCAGTGGCGACAACCTCAAGTCAAGGCTGTCTGATATGCTACAACGTAATCTTGACAGAAAGAGTGGCGAGAGTAAGGAGGACTTCGAGAAGCGGAAAAGCAATATGCTCAACCATGTGGATGCTCTTGTGACCATCGTCGAGCAGTTCAACTCAGCCATGAAGAACATGGTGAAAGCCGCAAACGACACGGCTGCGGAGCTGTATGCCTCATCGAACTCTTTCAAGCAGCGCAGACTGAAAGCGAACACTCAGTTCGAGCAGAACGAGAAAGACATTGACCGGCAGGCGTATGACGAGAATGGCAATCTTTACTACGTGAACGGCAGCGAGGAGAATAGGGCCAAGCTTCACCGCAAGAACTCTATCCTCAACAACCCATACAATAAGAATGGTATCGCTTGGCTGCAATACGACGGGGAGATGCAGCGTATGCTCAATGCTCCCACTACTATGCCGAGCTCAAAGGTGAGGCAGCTCGCCCATATCTATATCACTCGATTCAATGAGGCTTTCACGGAGGACCTCATCGACGAGACAAAGAGGAACGCGGAGGTTGACAAGGCGCAGAAAGCCATGCGTGAATCCTTAAAGTCTTCGGGTAACAGCCTCGTGGGGCAGATGTCGTTTATGGGCGGATTGTTCTTCGACCCGGCAAAACACACGCAGGA